TAAACTCATTTAGCCAATCTTTTAAATATTTCTCGCATCTCATCATCACTCATCAACTGACCATTTTCCTCATCACCTGGCAACTGCCACAAAGCTTCTGGTGTTTTTGGTGCGGTCTTAGGATCACCCATTAACCGCACCATTGTAAACATCAAAAGTCTTGTTTGCTTGTAAGTGTCAACCTTTCGGGATTCACTTCCTCTTATCATTAAAGAAAACTCTCTTGGACTAATTGCATAGAAATCATTTGGCAGTAAACATAAGTCACCAAACGCAAATGCTTCTATTTCTTCCCACGAGTAGTCTTTTTTTTTGCTTCTACCTTTGGTTCTTCTTTTTGCTTTAAGAACTCATTCTGACTCCAAATTTGTATTACATCCTTTATGTCTGCTAATACTCCTTCATTGTTCAGATTGGCTTCTATAAAGTCAACAAAAGACTCAAAGCTATGCTCAATCTCTACATCCTTAATTAGACAATTGTTATAATAACCGCTATATAAAATATGGGCAATCCCAATCTCATTTAACTCGTTATTTGTATAAGCCTTGCCTTCTACGAACTTATCAGAAAGATATCTAAAAGATGCCATCCCGAATTTAAGTCCAATCTTAGTTTCGTTAATAGTAATAGTAGTGTAGTTCATAATTAAGGTGTAACATCAACAACTCCGGTAGAAGTAACAGAACCAGAGAAATTGATAAACTCAGCAGTTGATTGATTAAGAGTCAAAGAAGTTACATAACCAAGAAATTGATGGTAGTATGCAGCACCTGCACTTGAACCACTAACAACTGGGTTTTGAACTCTTACTGAAATAAGTGTTTTACCAACCATAGCAGCAAGCAAATCTTCGTAAGATATTTGCGTTCCACTTGGAGATACTTCACAAATTGCATCAAAATCAACACCCATTGTAGCATCAGCAACTGATGTCAAAGGGCCACAATTTGTTTGCTCAGTTGTTGAGTCAACAGTTGTATTAACTGATGATGTGCGCAGACACACAAGATTTTTATATGATGAGCCACCGGCTACATCAATCTCTACGTTTTGCAATGATCCTAAAATCTGTCCCATTTTATTCTATTTTTGAATTATTGAATTGTTGATTATTAATATCTTTCTATTGATAAAATTGTTTCCTTCTTGCATAGTTAAGTATCTTGATGATGTTCTCGCTGTGGCATATATCTGAAATTCATTATCTCCAATATCTTGAACACCAGTAGTAGGTATTAACAAAGTTAAGATTTGGTCAGCAATATCATCAATAATACTATTATTTCTTATCATGTACTGCTCGCTAAATATATCAATTACCACATCTGCCCCACTTACAAACAATTGGTTGTTGTTGTCTGCCGATTCTGTTATATCACCAATTATTATATAGTTTTGAGGAACGGTCTCAAAAACATCAGTTCCGTAAACAGGAACATTCTTACCACCGTAAGTAATATTACCATTTAGTATTGCCAAGTATCTAACCCTTATATTATTGCTACAATCTTTCATCCCTTACCAATACTTGTTTTATGTTGCTTTGTAAAGATACTAAACCACTCATAACACTTGGATAAAAATAAGGTGCTGGTCTCATCCAACCTTGTCCATTTACATAGTACTCTTTTGCAAGTGCTTGCCATTCTGCTTCCTTACCTGGGTATTGTGGAAAATACTTACCAGTTCCAAACTCAATATAAGCAGCCAATGGATCATCGCCATATCCTGCAATTAACTCATATTTAAATGGTCTAACTTTAACCGATCTTATTGATGATCTTATTTCAGTTTTATCTGAAGAAAATATCTTTTTGGCTAAAGTTACCATCATTTTTGCTCCTGCTGCCATCTCATTATCAACCTCTTTTAAGCGTGAGTCTCCTGCTTGTTGCAATGCAACAATAGTACCCCTCAATCCTTGTATGTTTATACTTAATGCAGCCACTATATCACAACTTTTTTATACTGATGATAATTTAAACCATCCCAATTTGGGAACTCTTTTAACATTCCCATCTTAGCATCCCCTTGGAACTTCTTACCCCTATTTTCATAAGACCAAGCAACCAACGTAAGTATATCAGTTGCCAAATCCTCTGGAATAGAACTATAACCGCATTGATACTTTATTACATAGATACCTGCCGTATAAACCCATATTTTACCGCCTATAACCTCAAAATCGCTATTCTTTGTCAATACCTCATAAGTGTTCATACCCGTCTTAATCTTTACCTCATCAACACAAAGCAATGGCCCGTAAGGCACATCAAGCATCCAAAAGCCTTGGCTCTGTGGTGTCAGCTCAACATTTATCCTTACTGACTTGTTGACTAAAGAACAACCGGTCAGCTTCTCAATATGCACCCTTGCAGCACTAAGCAAATCACCAATAATCACATCATCGGTATCGTAGTTGGTAATACGCAACCAATTTTTAGCATCGGTAAGACTAACGGGTTCTACAACCGCGTCACCTAATATTGTTATGCCGTCTATATATGTCATCTTTAATTATATTTATTAACACTTTTTCTGAACCAGGTTTCAAACTCATCAAGCGTTTTTCTTGTATCAAACTCTCTTGATCTCGCTTTTGCTTTTCTTGATGCCCAAGAATAGGTTTTTTTCTCATCCAACTTTGTAATGGCTTCAACCCAGTCTTTAACATTGCTTCTATCTTTAATATAAATTCCTGCTTTATCACAATTCTCTTTTAACCCAGGTGTATCAGTACAAATTATCGGAATCCCACTACACATCGCCTCAGTTGCTGTCCGTCCCCAACTCTCATACTTTGATGGCATGAGAAGTATCCTTGTCTTTGCGTACCATTTCTTTATATCTGGCGAATTAGGCACATAAGTCACATTTGGTAGGTTTGGTCTTATTTGCTCATCGTATGACCCTAAAACGCCTAAAAATGACTTGTGTGGCATTGCCCTTGCAATCTCCGCAAATATCTTCCCACCCTTGTTCTCGTTTAAGTTTATTAAAGTGATATATTCTGACTTCTCTGGCTCATTCCCCAAATCATAGTAATTGTAGTCAACGGGTGGAATCACTATAAAATTACTAAAATTATAATTAAGAAGTTCTTTTAACCACAAAGAATTGTAGATTATGTGCTGATTTTTCTCCGCATCAATAATCTCAGGATATGGATGACTATTGTGAATCAGATGGAAAACAGGCTTTTTATACATTTTTGCTGCATGGATTGTCCATCTTGTGTAGTCCAAATGAGTAAAAACAGCGTGTGACCACCTAAATAAATTCTCAATTACATTTGGGTTTGGAGGAAACACATCAATGCCATCAAAGACATAATTATTCCTAATTTTATATTTATTCGCATCATGTAAAAGAACTCTTACATTGTGGCCCTTAGATTGCAAATCTTTGAGCATAAAATGTAGCATCCATTCCGCACCGCAATTATGCTCTGGAGGGTAAAGATGCACAGAAGCAACTATGTTCATAGTTAAATTAGTTTAGCTGCCGAGTCATCAAATATTCTGGTGTAATCGGCATAGTGATTCCATAAATCGCTTTGATGTGGTTTTTGCCACGCAATCATGGGTTTAATAATATAAGTATTTCCTCTTGGATGTATAAATGCCTTTAATCAATCATCAAACATAATGCTTGTGTCGGTGTATCCTTTGCAAAGTTCCTTTGGGTTGTTGTACATCACAGCGTGTGTTGTCCATGCCCCAAATGTCTTGTAAAGGTTTTCACTATACTTCTCAATTGGAGCAATAAGATTCGCACCAAGGTAGCACAATTGCCAATCATTTGGTAATTGAGAAACAGCTTTCTCAAAATGAGTAAAATCCCTTATGTCAACATCATCTTCAAAGAGCAATAGTACACCATCGGTGCTATGCATTATTTTTTGCATTGATAGGTTAAAAGATGTCTTTGTGTCCTCATGTGGAACAGCATAGACAACCTCACCGGTCAATAAGTTTCTATGCATCTCTTTCAATGCACTATAAAGCATTTTTGAGTTATGAGTAGATAGTATTTTTACTTGCATAGTACAAAATTAAAAAAAAGGGGCGATAAGAATACCGCCCCCCAAAATATACACTTTAAAAAAACAACCAAACTATATAGCTCCGTAAAGTGCTGCTGTTGGTTGGAACTGAAGCAGTTCACAACGAGCCTCACAACGGAAGGTAATCAAGTTCTTAATAAAGTCATCTTGATCAAACTCTGTGCTACGAACATTCAAACCAGATTGTTGAGCAATGGCAAACTTGGTAGTGTCCATTACATACATCTTAGAAGCTGTAACCAAAGAATGAGGAATAACAGGGATTCCAAGGATTCTTACATTACCATTGTTGTCAATAACCATTCCACCAGGAAGTGAATAATCGTTAGGCTTGGTTTTCAACAAAGCAGCCCAACCGGCATGAGTGGTCAAAGACAAATTCGGCATCCAGTTCAAAGCACCCAACTGAGCAACATAATCAATGAACTTCTCAGCTGTGTTAGAACCAGAAGAAGAACCTGCGGTTGCAGAAGATGCAATTGCATTAAGATAATAAGTATCTTCTGCCTTTTGGAAATCTTCAATCAGAGACTGCTGAAGGTATGCTTGCAAGAATGGCAAATCATCAATCATCTGACGGCTTACTTTAGCGTAACCTGCGATGAAAGACAATGCTGTGTTTACAACTGTTACATCGTAATCAACTTGTGGTTTACCAGAACCTTCAGTTTGCTTACCGAAAGAACCTTCACCTACTGGAGTGTTACCACGAGGGAAAGAAACTGATCCGGTAGAAACGGGGATGATGCTGAAAACTGAACGCAGATGTGGGTTAACATAAGACCTCAAATAAGAGTTGTCAACATAAGAGGTATAAACAGAACCAGTCAGGTTAGTACCGATGGTCATTGTTTGTACAGCTTTCGCATCCATTTCGTAGTTAAAACCTTTACCATTGCCACGAGCAGCAGCTTTGATATCGTTCCATCCTTTCTCAACAGCATTACCAATCTCGTTCTTAATGTTCATGATATGCTCACCGTAAGAAGTTGCAACTTTAGCAGTTTCTTTGGCTTGCAACTTTCCAAAAGCAGCTTTAGCTTCAAGAACTTCGTTCCTTGCTTCAGCAGCAGTCTTGTTAGCTTTAACCAACTCCTCGTTGATTTGCTCAATCCTTGTTTCAAAAGCCTTTGCAGCCTTCTCTGTGTTTACGGCTACTTCAGCCTTCTGCTCTGCGAACTTCGCATCAAGAGCAGCTTCAAACTTTTTTAAATCTTCCATTTTACTTTAATTTAGAATTTATTTAATATTGTTATTAGTGTATGCTCAAGCTCCTCGTTATTCTTTTGCTGCTCCGGTGTTTCTACAACTGCCTTTGTGCTACTCGTCTTTTCTATCGCTTGTGCCAACTGCCTGACCTTAATCAGACATAGTTCAATTGTTTCATCAGTCACATCGCTGTTCCTTATAAACTTCTCAAATGTCTTAATTTGTTCTTGTATCTTAATACATTCCTCCAAACTTTTTATCCCCAAAATTGGTGTATAT